TGACTGCTGCGAGTTCATACCCTGCAAGCAGATTTGTGTCGCTGGCAAGACTGGCAAGACCTGTCGCAGTGATCGCAACTGACGACGTTGCGGGATAATTGCTTCTGATGTCTGTCATTATGTACCCGCAAACACGTCAACCGCTGCGTCAACATTAGTCTGAACAAGCGCGTCCGTTGCGCCCGTGATCTGCGCTGTCGTCGCATCCTTATTCGCAGCAAGGACAGCCCACACCATGCGCTTCGCTTCGGCGTCCGGATTTTCAAACACAGACTTCGCCCACAACAACCGCTGCGCCTGATTGGTTGGCGGCGTTCCGTCCGTCCGAATCGCTTCTGCTGCAATGATCACTGCAACGCGAACCTTTTTGTTCAGAGTTTCATCCTGTGAGACACCCAACAATTCAAGATAAGTCGCCATGATTATGCGCTCAATGCTTGATATGTAAGCGACGAACAAGACACTGTGTCGCCCGCCGCAACCACCAGTCCGTTTGTCATATTGATATCACTGGCTGATGCTGCCACCGCACAATGAATCTGAACCGTGTTGTCTGATTCGTGCAGGGAAGCGGTTGCAACTGGTGATGCGTTTCCGGTTGCATTGGTGTCTGATGCAATCGCACCAGCGGTTGCAACACCGGATGATGATGCGCCGAACGCTGGTGTTGCAAAAACAAGCCTTGCAACTTCTGTTCCAAGTGCGCCGATTGACCCCGCAAGATTGAATCGCAGATATGATGCTGCTGCGTCAAGCAGATCAACAACCGCATTCGTTGCCGCGTCCTGTGCTTCGGTTGAATGTGTGACTGCCATGATTCATTTCTCCTGTGATTTGTTTGACATTGATGCACCTTCGCCGACAATCTTTCCGGACGCATCGTGAACGGTTGGTTGTTGAATAAATGTTTTTCCCGCAGCTTCATGGTTGTTGATAATCTGTTTCAATTTTTCCTGATCAGCGTGACCAACAATTTCATATGTTTCAACCTTGCCAGTTTTCGCCCGCTTGATCTGAATCGTTGCCCGAAGTTCACCTTGTTCCGCTTTAATTTCCATTAGTTTTCCTTAGTTATCCACAATCGTGTTATCTGCGTCTGTTTTTCTTCCCTTGCACCTGCTTGTTTTTGTTCGGTTTATTTTTTTTCTCAGCTGCAATTCCGACTACTTTTTGAGCAACTTTCTTGACCGTAGTTTTCACCGTCTTTTTGACAGGTTCTTCGACCAGTTCCGCAATCGGATTTCCAAGTTGATCCTTGCGCTGCAACAAGATTTGTCGTGCTGCTGCGGGCGGCTTGATAACCGACCCGACAGAATACCCGCGCCAAGGTCGCTTGATTCTGACTGAAATTCTGTTCCGGATTTTATCCGTGTTTAGTCTGCTCATTTTTTCGCCCCTTGCGGAATTCCGCTTTTGTCATAATCCTTTATTGATTGATAGATCGGCTTTAAATCCCGACCAGTCCATGTGATCATTTCCTGCAAGTGTCCGACTGTGATGCGTGGTGCAAGAAACAGTGACCTTCCATGCTTGATCCACTTTTTCCAAAAATAAATGTCGGCGTCAACTTTACCGTCGCCCCATGTTCCATCCTTGTCCGGCTGCGCAACCATCCAAGGACGATTGAATGTCCGAAGTGATGCAGCGCGGAAGATCGTCAACCCGAAGTGTCCGTGTGATACTGGCAACAAGTTCCGATTCAGTTGATACATTCCAATTGAACCAATCGGCTTGTCGTCCTTGTCCTGTATTCCGAACAACGCAAAATCATCACCGCGCTTCGATTGCAACGGACAGATCGCATCCGCATCCGGATTCGCTTCCATTAACCGATACAGTTGCAGAACTTCTTCGCCTGAAAATATCGTGTCATAGTCGCACGTGATCACATACTTCACTGACGGATCAGAAATTCTTTCTTCCAGCACATTGCAAATCACCTGATGCCAGAATGCGCCCTGTCCGATCTGATACTGGACACGCGCACGTCCGAATGCTGCCAGTGCAACGCGGAAGTGCATCACCGCACCGAATCGCGGTGCAGATAAAACTGCAACTGTGTTTTCACAATGCTTTGCAGTTCCGGTTGGCTTATAACCTGCCATGTTCAGACTGATCGGCAACGTCGCCGTGTCAGCAACTTCCAGTGATTCCCAAAAATAGATTCGTTCCAGTCCTGCGTCCATCAATAGTTCGCGCAGCAGTTCCGCATCAAACCCGCATCCGTGATGATCGCGGTGATCGAAGTGTCCGCCGTACACGTAGCCCTGAACGTTGAATTCGTCCCCGTCCAGATACTTTTTGCAAATCTTTTCAAAGTCAGGAACGGCAATCTTTAACTGTCCGCCCGCTTCGAGTTTTGAAACCCAATGCTTCAACACCTTCGACACAACCTTGTGTGAAAAATGTTCCAGCACATGACTGGCGCGAATTTCCGAACAACTTCCATCTTCTATTTCAAGTTTGGCATCATGCCGCTTGATCGGGAAAATTGTGTCGCCGTCCTGCCCGTCAAAATTTCGATATCCTTCAATCGGATGTTCACCACTTCCCAAATTCAACTTCATGTTCTTCCCCCTGCGAATTAAACAGGACGCCACACACGTGACGCCCCGTTCAACTGATGATTAAGCGTCAACTGTCAGTGCTTGTTCCGCACGTGCGACGGTTGAATTTTTCGCCTTGCCAAGTGTTGCGCTTACACCAACCAACTGCGTTGTTCCTGCTGGTGTCAACGTAACCTTCAACCAGCGTTTGCGCGCACGAAGGTCAACGTTCAGACGAATGTTCTGCGGATCGCTTGTGTCCGCATTCGGAATTGTAAATCCGCCCACACCATCCCCAACCAGTGCGGTGATATCTGCAAAGTTGGTGACAACCGTGTCGTCTGATTCCGATATTTTCAGAACGGCGGGATTGGATGACGCAGCAGCTTGTGAATCCAACGCAACATCAATTGCGGCTTCTTCATAACCAAGCGTGTCCACGTTGCCCGTTGCAGTGGCAGTTGTTGCCAATGACTGCGGCTTGATAGCAACTTTCGTCGCTGTATTTTGTAATGGCATCATGGTTCGAGTTCCTTATAAAATGAAAGGGTGAAACGTTCCGGTTTTTACGCCGGAACGCTATTATTTTGAATCGTCAGCCTGATAGCTTTTCAGCTATTAAGCAGAACCGCCGACAAGTGCAACCAACGGTGATTTGTCAGTTGTTGATCCCATGTCGTGCGCATTGATATCAAACCGTTCTGTTCCCTTCACGCCGATTTGATCTTCTTCCCAATATTGTTCGTTAGAAAGCGCAATGCGTATTCCGCGACGATCACCCATTGTTGCAGCTTGGCGCAAGTTACCGAACCCAACCACAACAACGCCGTCATAATCTGCCGCAGCGTCATCAGACATCACTGGTGTGACGTTGATTGGATAACCAAGGAAACGTGGTGTGTCTGAATCAGCCAGCATGTCGCGTGTGTTACCACCGCCCGCGATCTTGATCGCGTTGAACACAAGTTCCATTGCTGTCGGTGAACAATACCAAGCAGAACCAGCTTTCGCATAAGTCGGGATAGCCGCCATTACTGACAACAGATCGTCCGAATCAATTTCAGCTAGTGTGTTGTGACCTGCTGCACCTGTAACCTTCGCCTTGGTGTGGGCGGCTTGCAATGCTTTTGTCCACACTCCGACAATGCCACCGTCGCTTGATATACCTGTCCCGTTAAAGCCGACATTATCTTCTTTAACTGCGAACGCATAAGCAACTTCCTGTGCCATTACGTCAGCCAGATCAATGATTGCATCTTCTGACACTTCGGATGACATGCGTGTCAACACCATCAGTTTTTTGGCAACCAGCATCACATTGTCCCATGCTGCGTCGGACTCTGATCCTGCCACATTTTCACCAACGAAGTTTGCAGTCAGTCCACCTGTGCGACGTGGAACGCTTCTTGTGTCGGATGACATTGGTGTCACACGGCAAGCGCGACGGAACAGACCGTATTCTTCCCGAAGGTCGATGATCGCGCGTTCCAATTCTTCCGGCACTAACGCGCCGCCTGATGTATTAATTCCGCCCGCTAATGCTGACCGGACACCCACACCATTTTTGCGACACCATTCCTGCGAATATACGTTTCCATACAAGGTCGCATTCAACCATTGTCCGGCGCGATACGCCTTCATGTTGCCGTCCGGTGTTTTATCAAACGCAACTAACTTTCCGTATGACCGGATAGATTCCACACGCTGTCCGCCGTCTGTTTCAATAACCGTTGAAGATTGAACAGGTGTGTTGTCAAGCGTGTTGCTTGGCGTCGCACGTGTTACCGGATCAGCTTCAAACGTTGGTGCGGCTGCTGCTTCCAGTCGCATTCGCGCTTCAATGTCCTTGTTCATCTGTTCCACGCTGGCAACGATGACGTCATAACGGCTTTGTTCTTCCGGCGACAATGAACGTTCGCCTTCTTCCGCAGCATCAAGAATTCCTTCCGCTTCGGTCAGGAACTTTGCACGATCCTGTTTCATTTGAGCAACTGTTTTCATTTTAGATTCCTAATAGTAATTAAAGAAAACACACAAAGTTCTGTGTGTCCGTTGACAACTTTGCAGTGCTTCGGCACTGCGCGTCGGGTTGCTTCGGCACTCGACGGTTTTTGACGGTTGTCAGCGTCTAGGTTTTCAGCAGCGCAAGGTGATCACGCTGCTTTTTGATTTCATGTGGAAGTTGTTTGCGCGCGTCGATCATTGCTTTCGGCAATTCGATTCCATATTTTGAAAAGTCAAACTTCAACAACGCCGCAGCGCGGACTGGTTCGTCAACAACATCAGCAAGTCCGAAGTCAACCGACTGTTCCGCCGACAACCATGTTTCATCGTCCAACATCCTGACAAGTTCCTTCTTGTCCATCTTGTCACCAGCGCGGCGCATGTAAGTTGACGCTGCACTGTCGCGCATCTGATCCAGATCGTCAGCAGATTTTCGCATTGCATTCGCATCACCGATTGCAACCGTCCAAGGGTTGTGAATGAACAACATTGCATTTTCCGGCATTTCGATCCTGTCACCTGCCATTGCAATGATCGACGCTGATGACGCTGCAACACCGTCAATTCTGACAACAACTTTCGCTTTCACGGTGCGCAGATAATTGTGAATTGTGATCCCTTCAAAAAAACTTCCGCCTTGTGAATTGATGTGAACCAACAATTCGCTGCTGGATTTCAGGTTCAGTTCCTTGATTTCCTTTATCAGATCAACGGCTGCAATGCCGCCGCCATAAAACCCGATCCCGATTTCATCATAAATGAAAACCTCTGCATCATCGGCTTTCGCCTGAACGCGAAACCATTCGCGTGTTCCTGCCTTCGGTGAATGATCCTTCATTTCAATTCCCCCAATACCATTTGTTCAAGTAGATCGGATTTTCTCATTTCCAGTTCATCAATCGTGATTTCCTGTTCTTCTGCGATCAGGTTCAACTGCATCGCTTGCTTGCAATAATCGTCCGACTGTTCCTGTGAAAGAAACAACCAGTCCCTAATTTTCTGATTTATTTTCACATACGCCGCCGAACCTTCTTGTTTCAACACCCGTGATTCAAACCGGATCAGGCGTTGTGCGGCTGCGCTTGCAAACCGCTTTGCGGTTGGCGGTTGTGCTGCCGGATCATCTTCTTCGCCTTCTTCGCCTTCGGGTAGCTCATCAGGTGAGCTAGTCGGCGGAATCGGTGATGGTTCGGGTTCTGCGCCCACCTTTTCGATTGGCTGCATGTTCATCGGCACAAGGTACATGTCGCCGTTCGGGATCGGATTCTGATCTTCCAGTTCACGAATGTCGTTCACTGACAACCAGCCCCAATTGCGCCCGACAGCGTATGCGTCATATCTTGTTTTCGTATCACCGCGCAACAACCCTTCGACCACGTGCTTCGTATAAAAGACACTCTGCTTCCTGAATAACTTGCGGTTGAATTCCTGTTCGAACCGGACAAGCCAAGGGCGGATCGTATCAACCACCCATTCAATGTTTTGTTCTTCAATGTTGGAAAATGTGGAATGACCCATTTCCTTCAACTTGTGCGGCGGCATCTTTAACCACCGCGCCCATTCTTCAATTGTGAATCGGCGTTCTTCAATCAACTGTGCTTCGCGGTGCGTCGGGTTCATCGGCTTGAACTTCATGTTGTTTTCAAGGATCGCAATGCGGTGTGCATTGTCTAGTCCCTGCAACTTCTGCGCGACTTCCGACTTCAACCGACTGAACTGCTTGTCATCCAGAATCTTGTCTGTTTCAAGAACGCCTGAAATGTTGCCGCCGTTGCGGAAAAACTTCGACGCATATTGTTCTTGTGCAGCATTCAGACCAATTGAATCGCGGGCGACCTGAATCAGTCCATACCCCATGATCCCGTCATAGCCCATTCCCGCGACGTGGATCACATCTTCCGGTTTCAAATAACGCGCTTCACCGTCCCAAGGACGCACTTCATACCACAATTGTTTTTGATCATCCATCACGGGCTTGGTGATATGCGGCGGAAGAATCCAGATTTCTTTTGCTTCGCCCCTCGCGTCCCAAATTATTTGACCGTAACAATTGCCGCGACTGATCGCATGAAACACCCACGATTCCCGCATGGACATCGCTGTCATTTCAGGGTTCGGACACTTGTGCAGCAGACGGTGTGCAGGATGTCTGTCCCACACTTCACGCTTCTTGTCGGTTTGCTTGTAAACATTCAGCGGCAATGATGCAATCGTTTCTGCGATCATACTAACGCCGCAATAATAAGCCGACAGACTAAGTGCAACCGCTTCTGATACCTTGACGCCCGACGCTGCTTCGCGCTGCCCGAACAATGCTTCCATGAACCAACTTGCAGGTGATCGAATTGACGTTGATTCTGCCTTCGGTAAAAGCGCGCGACTCAAAAAGCGTTGAACTCCATTCATCAGATCATCCTTATTTCGCCAGTATATAATCCCATAGCTTCGGGATTAAGTGCCATTAATGAAACCGAATTGAACATTGCGATCAGCGGATCAATCTTCGCACTTCCGGCTGCTTGTTTTGTGATAATGACTGCGTTCCCCCTTGGTTCAACTTTCGCGTTGGAAACGCACCAGTTCATCATTCGTTGCCCGCCATGAATCAAACCACCTTCTGCAAGTTTCCGTTCAGTGGTCTTGATCGCGCCTGTCATTCTCCATCCCTGCGTGATCCCGATCACCTTTTCCTGCGGAACACCTGCTTCAATCATTGCGTCAAGAATACTTCCGATTCCCGCCGGATCAACACCAACCTTGTCCAGTTTTCCTGACTGTTCAACCTGTGCAACAATACTTGCAACTTCTAAAACGTCATCGCCGATCCGTTCAACAATTGTCAGATCGCCGTCCTTTTCAAAATCCTTGAATCGTGCTGCTTCCTTCTTCCGCCGGATCAACACAGATTCATGCGCCCACGCATGTGTCCACGTGACCCATTCACGGGACGCGCCGACCCGACCCGTGACATCAAGTCCAAGCAGATCGTCCAATCCGCCACCATCAATTCCGATTGTCAGAACTTCGCTGCGCTCTATCAAATCATAAAGCGTGAAGGGTTGCCGCGCCTGTTGTTCCCAATAGTCCGCGCCCGCCCAACGATCTGACAACAACGCAAGTCCGATTTCAACATTCAGGTGCTTGGAATAAAAGATACACTGCGCAATCTCACCTTCGACTTCTGACTTCTTTGCACTGCGTTCCAGAAACGACACGTCAACTGATGAACCTAGATTCGGGTTCGTCATGTAAAAGTTCTTTTTGTCCCGATAAGTTTTATCCTCGACCATTTGCTTCGGGAACTCATACATCACCGGAAGGAAACGGTTGTCATCAATACGACCATCCCGAACGCCGCGCGCATAATCTAATTTCTGTTTGAACACTCCCGCTGGTGCGGTGTCCGACTGCGTTGACAGATAGATCACAAACCCTTCCGGACGCGCTGCCAATCCGCCAGTTGCTTCCAGCAACATGTTCGCTGCGTTCGACTGTTTTCCGAACAAGTGAAGTTCGTCAACAAGAATCCCTGTCGCCTTCTTGCCCCCAACCGTGTCCGCATCCGCTGCAACCACTTTCAACGACGCGCCTGTTTTTCTGGACGTGATCGTTCGAATGTGATCCTGCACATGAAACAGATCGGACAAATCTTCGTCAGACCGGATCATGTCCCGCGCTGGATAATATGAATTATTCGCAATCTCAACCGTTGGCGCAAGAATCAGAAATTCGGCTGCGCTGCGCCAGTTCACAATCAACGCTGTCAGCATGATCCCCGCTGCGGTTGTTGATTTGGAATTCTTCTTTGCAATAAGCATGAAAAATTCCTGAATCAATCGGCGACCTGTTTTCTGATCGTATGACCCGAACACGTGTGAAACAAAATCAATGATCCATTTGCGACATGCTTCACCCATCGTCGGACATCCCTGAACGTCCATGATGTGAAGTTGTTTGAATATCTTCAAGGCGAATCGGGCTTCTTTTGGGAACAATGGTTTGAAACCGATCAGTGATCGACCAGCAATGATCCGCTTTTCCCAATCAGGACAGTGTGTTGTCCACTTCATTTTTTACGCCCGACGACTTTCAACATCGGCGGCTTGCCTGATGCGAATCTTCCCGCCCCTGCCTTGTTCGCCCTGTGCGATTGTTCGTCCTTCTTTCCGCTGTCACCAACCTTGTTGTGTGAATATTGCGCCGCAGTAATTGCGGCGCGCAGCCGGAATTCCGGTTTCTGTTTTTCATCATTCATCACGCCGACAAGAAAATCCAGCGGACGTTCCGCCGCCTTCATCGTTGAAAATTCCTTCGCTGGTTCGTCCGGTTTCTTTTTTGGACGTCCCGCGCCCTTTCGCGCACCACCGTTCGACTTGTAGGGGTTCTTCTTTGAAGTTTTCTTGACTGTCATCGTTGATTTCCCAAATCAAAAGGTGTTTTTTTTTCTGTAAATGACTGGACAGGTGGTTTCCAGCCTTTTCGCGCCAGCGATTGACCCCGCCCCCCCTTCGTTTTCTGTACGCTGCGCCAGCTAGACCGCACCCTGCTTTCTGATCCTGTGATCCACAATTGTTTTCGCCTTGTGGCATTCATCGCACAATGCCTGTCTGTTCGAATCAACATCAAGTCCACCGTTCATCAATGCCAAGCGATGATCGACTTCTGTTGCTGGTGTGATGCGCCCGTGTTCCTGACAATGCTCACACATCGGATGTGCTGACAAGAACCGTTCACGAATCTGTTGCAGCTTCCGTCCCCTGATCCGATAGTCATTTGATTTCGAGATCGGCGGCAATTCTGACAGCCGGAACTGGATCGTGTTCTGAATGCGTGGCTTCAAACATTGAATCATCAATACATCCTATAAAATCAAGAAGTCTGACGGCTGCTTGTTCGCTGCTCAGTTCAGGGAGAAACAAAACCGTGTTGGGAGAAAAGGGTTAAACCCAACAACAACCGTCAGGCGTCTTGATACTACTTGTATGTATACACCCCATTCACAATCATGGGGCTTCCGAATACTTCTTCATTACGACGGGACAGCTTTTCTTGCAGGGATTCTT